TTATTCCCCCTCTCCAATTCCAGTGATTTACTCCCGATAAAAATCCACCCATTTTATTTCTCATATTATTTGTCTTTAACCCAGAAAAAGCTCCTATATTTGTCTCTAGTGAACCCCTCGTCGTAAGTTCCTGCCCCCACAATAAATAACGGGATCATGCGGTAACACCGAGCATAGGGAATTAACGCCCGCTTGACGTGATTAAACTTCTTGTAAGAGTAGTAAACATAATCATGTCCAGACATAATTCCGCCGGGCCTGACTTTCTTTAGCCAATAATGCAAATCATTGGTAAAATTTACAAAATCATGATTGGCATCAATATACACAAAATCAAGTGAGTTATCGGCAAAATCAGCCAACGCCGGCATAGAATCTTTTTTGACGATAGTGCAGTTATACGGTTTCAGTCTTTGTACCGCTTCCCTGTATTTAGTATCAAAATAAGATTGGGGCGCATTTAGAGCAATTTCCTGTTCCAGTTTCTCGTAAGAGGATAACTGCCAGGAATCGACGCTGTACAAATGAAGATTGGGGTTGGCCTTACACAAAGTTTCAGAGTATTCTCCTCTCCAAACGCCAATTTCTGCACCAACCTTAAAATCTAACTCCGCAAACAATTTAGCCAGGTCATCCCGGCCCATATCGGGAATTTCAATGATGTATTGATTTTTGACCTTGATATTGTATTTATTGATAATGTAGTCAAAAGTATCCATGCTATTTCTCTATAAACACCGCAAGAGCCCGTCTTGCCTCTAAAACATTGTAATAGACTCCTTCATTCTTAAACATCACTCTTTCACCAAAAACATTCTCAGCGTAACCATAATCAACCCTTATAACCCACTTGTGGCCGACTGCCGAGGCTAGCTTCCCATATAGTTTCGGCCAATTATCCCGACCACCCATCCTTCTAGCCACCAGCTTGTTTTTCTTGTTGTAAATGCGAATTACGATCTTCATTTCCAAAAATCATCCAAATTAACAAAATTTGATAATACAGTAGCGTGATTACTGTCTTTATCCCAAATTGTCCGGTACTTAAACAAAGGGTAAATCTCCGAATAGTGATACACATTTTCTTTTCTGCCATTTGAATCGTGAATAATTATGTACTTGGCCAAGTTTGCGAGTCTTCTGACTGTCTCTATCCGACTTGAGTCGGGAGTCTGGTCTATCAACGCTACACTCCAAGGCTTATCTATATCCGCATCTTCATATTTTTCGACAAATTTTATCTCGTGGTTCTCGCACAAATAATTATATTTCAAAAAAAAATCTATCCACTCTTTGTAGTTTTCATAGGATACTAGCTTTCTGTTTTGAAGAATACACTGGTAATGTAGAAAGGGGGTGCTAAATACGCCCAGGCCCAACTCAAGCACATCGCCCGTAGTTTTTTCCATAGCTTTAATCAATGCCGGCAAATGAGTACCATAATTTCCACTTACGTTCATTCTTTGAGCCATATTTTATTTCTTTTAAGTAATGCTCTGGTTATATCCGGTTTATATCCCACAGATTCCGCCCACGCACACCACGCATAGACGTCTTTGGGAACACACTTGGAATTAAAACCACGCTTATTCGGATATACAAACGTCCACCACAGATTGAAGCGGGAATCGTCACCGTATACTGCGTCACGGATCGTGTAGTAATCTACACCAGCTCTCTCGCAGACATCGTAAAGCTCTTGGCATTGGGCTACTTTGAAGGAAATCGCCCGGTTCTCGCTCAACTTGATTATTTCTGCTTCTAACAAAGTGGTCTGCCGGATCGTTATGTTGGCATTGTAGACGGTTGCATACAGGTTGATGAGTTCTCTGGTGTCTTTCTTGTCTCCCCCAAGGATTAAGAATTGCCGAGTCTTTGGATTAAGCATGGGATGAGATGGTGTCTCCCCAAGATACTCCGGCTGGAATACAATTTTCTTTTTATACTTTTTAACCCACCTATCGCAATCGCCCGGGTTTACTGTTGATCTGACTACTAACAATTTACACTTACACCACTTAATTGTTTCTTCGACTATAGATGTATCTAGTTTTCCCTCTTTGATGTTTGACGTGGGTACACAAATAAAAGCAACTGGGGCTTGATTGACTCTTTTTTTGTCATCAAATCCAATGGCAGGATCATATACATAATTATCCGGAAACAATTTAGACATTGAGTTTCCTACCCAACCCAAACCGATTATCCCTACTTTCATGTTAGTTTACAACCTGGGTGACGACCTTAGGTTTATCCTCTAAAACTATCCAGTCGAGTCCTCCAAGGTCGCCATCGTTCAGAATCCAGGCATGAAATTTGTCATCTGTTTCCCCAGCCTTATGGAGTTCTAGTAAACCAGCTCTCATAAACCCATAACTTCGCTTGTCATTCCACTCAAGTTTGGTAATTCTCCTACCTTCGGCTACAGCCTTCAGTGCTTCGTAAAAATCCAATGTTTTAAAGTCATCCATATTTCACCCATAACTTTACACACACAAATTATCGGTTGTCAACTAGCCATTTTGAATAGAGTTCTATCCAGTTATCTGGCCATGTTGGCATTGGACCAAATTTCTCTACAAACCAACTAAAGTCATATTTCCTTTCGTGCCATTTGTCACCAACCCAATACTTCGCTGCAATGTCGTAACTCTTAACTTCTTGTGCGTGATCCATGTTATATCCCCTCTCATTACCCTGCTGATGCAGATGCGCATACCAGCATTTCTTGTTTACCATGACTTTTCCTCCGGCCAACCAGTTCTTTAGTCCCAACCAAATAGGTTCTTGAGCATGACCATAGGGATCGATGTTTGGGAATCCGCCCAACTCAAAGTATCTGTCTTTGCTGATAAACCAACCCGATCCATGTATCTGCGGAGTTTCGTCTATATCTAGGTGACTTAATAACCTCTCTTGGGTTCTCTCTGGCCAATGGCCACCAGCTTTAAATCTAAAGCCTTTGGGATCAGTGAACGGACAACACAAATAAAAATAGTCATAGAATCTCCCATCTTGCCATTTCCAGGTCTCACCATTAAGTACATAGAATCTTGGAGTGACAATCCAGTCTTCTCTCATGTCTGCCTGTAAAACCTCATCAAAACCTTTACTGAATGAACAATGCGCATCTGACTTATAGATATATTTACCAGTAGCCATAGCACACATGGCGTTGATATTGGTTTTGATACCCACCACATCGGGGAACCTAATTTCTTCTATCTCTACTCCTACTTTCATAGGAAGATCGTAAGGATAATTACCATCAAACCCAACTATAATCTCATATTCACCAGTAGCATTATCAAAAATACTCTGTATTGTTCTATTAAGATTATCTGGGTTCTCATTCCTTGCGGGAATAATGATACTTACTCTAGACATATCTGGGTTTAATTAAATAAAAGGTATGGTGCAATAATGCCTCGGTATTCTCCCAAACAAAATGGTGACTCGTTGTATAGTGTTTCTGATCGTCATAAATATACCAATCAAGCAGTTTTTTACAGACTGGACACTTAATAGGTTTTGGCTTTACTAACTCTTTCATTCCCGCTGTCGAAAATATACTCATATAGGTTTAATAATTATTAACTGATCGTCACGTCTTTTACCAAGTCTTTTCAACTCTACGAGCCGATTTAAATTATGTGCAAAGATACGAATGGGTTTATCAATAGAAACATCTGCTACATCTTCTATAACGTAAATTGCGTCCTCTTTTAATAAAGGTAAAAGAGTTAACGCAGTAAAAATCTGATCCTCCGGTTTGTGTGAACCATCATCAATAAACAAATCTACATCTGAATCCGTCAAGTTTGTCAGGTCAATCAAACTATCATCAGAAGTTTGGTCACATTTTATTATCTGGATACGAGGATCGCCGGGTTCGGCAACATATCTATCAGGATCAATGTCTGCCCCATATATAATCGCATTAAGGAAAAATTCATTCCACATTCTTAGGCTTGCTCCTTCTCCTATTCCCAACTCGACTACTTTTTTTACAGATTCCCTCCGGTCTTTGAATAAGTCGTAATAAACAGGGGTGTAATGATGTTTACCCCATTTATCCGCATTATATTTCAAGGCCAAAGTATCAAGATCGTTCATTTACTTAACAAAACTATTAACATAATAAAGATTGAGTATAATACTGCTGCCACGTTTCCAGATAATGATGCAAAACCACCATAAGTAGCAGCTAAACAAAAAACTAGCCATTTCATAGTATCCATCCCATCTCCTTTACTTGTCTCTTCCAATCTAACGGCCAACTCGGCATACTTGGAAACTTCTCATCAACAAACCACTCAAAGTCATGTACTCTGTCCTTCCACTTATTATTTAACCAATAATCGGCACTCCAAGCCGAAGCCTTGACCGTGTAGTCGTTCCAGCTGGGTATACTGTACATCCGTCCATAAGTCTTACCTTTGTGTAAATGAGCGTAGAAGGTCTTTTTGTTGACTTTCATCGCTCCTCCACCCAACCATGTCTTGAATCCAATTTCTTGTGACTCTTGCGAAAACTGGCCGTACCCCACCTCTCCTGGTACTGGATACTCTTCTAATCCATGCAAAAAGTTATCAAAATGATTTTTAGCCATAAAATAACAGCTCCCCTGCATTGAGGCTGTATCATCCATGTCGTACTCCGGACCGATTCGTTCTCGTTGTCTCCCATACCACTCCACCCCATGCATACCGTCGTCGTGGTCTTTTCCCTTCCGGGGAAAATCTATATACATATAGTCCCTGTATGGTCTTGAATAATTAATACACCAGTTCTCTGCGTCTAAAGAGTACCTACGGGGTATCTGTACCCACTTGTCGTCTAAATGGGCCTCTATGAGGATCCTGTCAAACTTGGGACCAAACAAACAGTGGTCATCTGTTTTCATTATGTACTTACCCTTAGCCACTGCTACACAAGCATTAATACCCTTCCTCAAACCTATTGGAGCGTCTGGATGAAGATATGTGACCCTTGAATCCTCTACGCGCGTATCTGGCAAATTCTCGTCTATATTTACGATTACCTCGATCTCGTCTACTGCTTTTTCCAAAATATCCTGAATCGTACGGGTCAAAAACTGGCAATTCCGGCTCGGAATTATCACTGACAACATTGTCTTCCATTATATCCATGAAAAGAGGTGTGTGTCAACTAAGCCGCAGTTATTTTTGACATAAGAGCGATGTATACTAAACCATCCCCCCCGGTGTCGCAAATAGCATAAAGCTGATTCAAATTTCCGACGTATAACCAGTCGGTGTCTGCGCTGGCAGCCAATTGATAGCCAGTAGTAGTATCGGTTGTCCCATCCACAACAGTTACGCTTGACCCACCAATATACACTTTGCCGGAGTTGCCTGCCTTAGCTTTGATTTTAACCATAACACAAGGAATGTCCGGCAACTGTTCGATGGAAAGCGATCCGGCTATTTCTCCTGTTTTGATGATGTTGTAGTTTATTACTTGCATATATCTTCAGACTAGAAAGGCAAAGATGGTGACGGCGATGCCGATGGTGAAATAGACGCAGATGGACTTGCAGACTTAGACGCTGAAGCTGAACCACTGGCCGATCCTGAAGCCGAGGCTGACGCAGACGGAGACAACGACTTTGAAGCAGACGCCGATCCTGACGCAGACCCAGACGCTGAAGGACTAAGAGAAGCACTTGCACTAGCCGATGGTGACTGACTAGCAGATGGTGACAGCGAAGCGCTGGCCGACGCTGATTCTGATGCAGACGGCGAGAGAGAGGCAGAAGCTGACGCACTGGCAGACTTAGAAGCAGAAGCCGATGCGGACGCTGATGCTGATGCTGACGGACTAAGAGAAGCCGAGGCAGAACCACTGGCAGACCCAGACGGACTAAGAGATGGCGAAGCTGACGCGGATTTAGACGCGGAAGCACTCGCTGATGGCGATAGTGACTTTGAAGCAGACGCAGATGGGCTAAGAGAAGCTGATACAGAAGACGACGCCGACGCTGACGGTGAAAGACTGGCAGATGCAGACTTAGAGGCTGAAGCCGAACTGGACGCTGACGGCGACTGTGACGCTGACGGCGAGAGACTGGCTGATGGTGAGAGACTTGCACTTGGTGATACTGATGCTGATGGAGAACTCGATAGATCAGTCGTTGTAGCCGAGGTTATCAGTTCCCAAACGGCAGACGTGCCCGTACCAACATTGACAAATATCCTGTTCCCGTCTTTGTTCAGCTTGTAAAAAAGCGCTCCCCTTTTGAATCCAGAGTCTCCGGTTGGCAGACTGTCACCTTCGGCCTCTGCAATCAAATCTGTAGAAAGTTGGGCATTAGGAGTCTGGGCGCCATAGATTTGGTCAGTATCCCACCGGAGAATGGCATTAGTCTGATAAGGAAGTAAGGCCGCCAAGAAATTGGCCTCCGCCGTAGTTCGATTAGCACTGGAAATCGCGAGAACCCTGTCAATCTCGTTTTGAACCGCCTTTGACAAATCTGTTTTGATTTTGAATATAGCCATAATAATGAAAAAAGCCTTTCGTTAAAACCTGGAGATCATTAAACTCTAGGCTTAAAACTCTAGGCTTTAAGAGAAACCGGACTATAAATTTTAGGAATCTACGATTAGAACTTCCAGAAGCCCTGTGCAGCGAAATGTCTGCGGGCGTCTGTCACTTTAGCCCCGTATACAAAGAGGTCTTTGTATGCTGAACCGAAGTTTCCAATTAGGTCTTCCTCAATGTCTGCCTCAAGCAATTTCTCGGCAAAGGTCATCCAATTGCTGTGGCCAGCCAGGACACGGTAACCATCAGTGTTGTCGCCGGTCAAGCGGTTAGACTTGAATACCTTAAATCCTTGTAATTCAGTAATCATGCCCTTTTGCACCAATCCTTCGTAGACTGCCGGCACGTGCAGAGCAATGCCGGTTCCTTGCACCAATAGTGTCTCAAACTCTGGGGGAACAATCAGCCAGCGGTCAGAGTCGGGGACGCTGGAGTAACCATTCTTTTCAGCCAGATCCAGAGCTTGCTTTAATTTAGCAACATTGTTCAGAATATTGGCCGTAGTAATCTGCAGAACAGTCGCAGCCTGAATCGTGTAAGTTGCACCCGCAACGATAGCTCCACCAGTGTAGGCAGAAGTCGCATCGTCAAGGTCATCTTCAATGGTAATAGAGGTTGTGGAAGTAAAAGTCTTAACTCTGTACCATCTTGTGTGTCCGGTTGCTTTGAACGGGCGACCAACCATCGCGGAAGTAAAGACCGTTGAACTTCCGGTCACAACTCCGGTTGTCACGGCCACCGTAACCGTGCCATCTGTGTAATCAGTTCCCACCCAGTTTCCGCCTCCCACATCTCCATATAGGCCAAACACAAAGGAGTCTACATTTTTGGATCTCTCATCCGCTTTTTGAGACACGACAGTTGCATGGGGATTCTTGATGTAGGACAGCCAACGGTCCAGAGTTAATTCTTTCCAATAGAAGGATTTATATTGGTCAATCGTTAGAGTAGCATTGTTTTCAGTTAAAGAGTCTGCAGTCAAGTTCGCGCCAGTGTAAGTTTTCTCGGAAAGTCTGTCCAGATTAAGAATATTTAATTTAGAACCCACTGCGTTAATTCCACCCTCATAATCACGGTTTACAATTGAATCCACCAAATTCCGGTCATAGAACTCCAACATCAATCTCTGGGAAAATCCTTCGGCTATTTTTGTTGCGTATGCTGACATGGTAAAGTTTGTAGATTTTTCTTTACCAGTCTCACTGGGAGGTTAGGAAGATGTTATCTATCTGCAACTATAATCTGCCAAATTACCAGGTGTCAATACTTCTTGAGTTGTCTTCAACGAGGCTGACAGTGTAAAGTATTTTACTAATGGCAAGTAAATCTTGTGATGAATGCGGGTCTGAAGAACTGTTAGTGATACACGACAAACGCCGGCTATGTAAAAACTGTCATGCCGAAGCACATGGTCAAGCACTTAGCTTCTCACACCCTACATTAGAGATTATTGAGGAAATACGGGCCCAAGGAAAGTCTTATGAATTCATCGCCAAGCATCTCGGAATATCAAGACAACGAGTCTATCAGATAAGAAATGGATCAAATGGTAGTTAGATCAATTTTCCCCGCCTTCAGAAGCTCTACATACTTAGGATAGTCATTTTTACGAAGCATACGAGCCTCGTCAATAGACAATTTATCGGATTTTGGCTTAGGCCTGTCGTTCGGACCCCCCGACCCCGTAGGAAACATTTGTCCTTTGCTGGCCGGTTTAACACTTCTGCCCAATTCCCACAAAAATGAAGATACTATGTCTTTAAGATCGGCCCCCCGACGAGTTGGTTTAGTGGCAAACACCCTGAAATCAGTCTCACGCCCCTCAAGTTCCGAGTTATCTATCAAAGTCCGGGGATCAGATATAAAAGCATCCACCTTTTCATGCCATACTTCTATATCTTTAGATTCTTTGTGCGCTTCAGCAATAATGGCAAATCTGCGTTCGTTGCGAGTATTGCTTTTGGCGATCTTCTTGGTCGCCTCGTCCATGATTTCCCAATCTGGATATTCTTTAATCATTTCTTCATCAGTAGATTCAGGTATCTCACCAGCCTTATCAATCGCCTCGGCCATCTTCTTCGTCTTAGAATGAAGAATTTGCCCCTCTTTAGTGGATTCCACAAATCTTTTCTTGTAATCTATTTCCGGCTCCGGCTCCACAACAGGTTCAGGTTCAGGTGCTGGCTCTACAACAAGCCCTGGCTCCACAACAGGTTCAGGTTCAGGTGCTGGCTCATCTAGTTTTGGTTCCGGCTGATCTTTCAACGCTTCCGCTTCTTCAAGGGACTTCTTAATATCCGCATCAAGTTCTTCTTTAGTTGGTTTTGTATGTCCTTTAGGCATAATTCTAACCAGTCCCTTACGGGGTTAGGTTCAACAATTAGATATTAACCACAAGAATTATCAGGTGTCAAGCTCTTTTGCTCTTTCGTGGTTTTTGGCCGCCAGCAATCGCACCCATGAATCTCCTTTGTTTTTTAGTCAATTTGTGACCACGAACCGTGCCGTCAGCCAAAATCTTCTTGGCTTTAGCACTGGTCAATTTCTTCCCATTGCCCATGCGTTTTCCGTGTTGCATTGAAATCACCTTACCTCAATGAATTAGCCAGTCCAGCTATCGCATTCTCCATTTGCTGTTTAGCCTTCTCTGGCGTAGATAAAAACGCTTCAAGTAACATATAGTTCCTTAGTCTAGCTTTTAACAAAATATCTTGATCCTTGGTATTTCCTGTTTTAGTGAGTTCCTGCTCCACAGCGTCCCGCATTGTAGCGATATACTGTTTAATTACTCCCACATTCAATTCTGACTGCTGAAACGCTTGAAGCCAAGTATTAAGCGTTTCCTTCTCTATAGGTTTTAACTCTTCATATTTAAGTCCGGCTTTCGATAATAAATCATCTATGATGCTCATGCTTGTGTAGGTTGACCACTAACAACTGGCTGCGCCATTAAAGAACCTGTCGGTTGAGCACTTGGCATATTTTGTCCCACTTCCATAGTTTGTTTCTCTTCCTGCATTATAGCATTGGTATCTTCTGGAGTAAGATTAGCAAACTCCAGCAACTTCCTCTGATACACCTCATTCAACTTTTTATTAAACGGCATAACCGCCTTTACCGCATTTAACTTCTGGAGAGTGTCTGTACTTTGCTTGTTTCTTTCATCTTGACTCCAAACCCGGCACCGATACCCGGACGCCGTCATCCAATCTTTAGGACCAATCTCACGGGCATACAAATCCTGCGTATTTTTGCCGCTCTTATAAAACTTTACAACATCCAATCTATTGCTGGCAGCTTCAATCAACTTGATAAACATATTTCCCCGATCCAACCATGCTTGGGTGTAAAACTTAGAGACACTTTTCGACCTCTCTTGAGCCTGACCGAGGGCTAACTCTACCTCTCCTAATGTAATTCTGTTTTGAGTCTGGACACCCTGTTGAGTTGGTGTAGCTGCTGTATTCTTTTCAATCATCTGCATGATAAAGTTCATCTCGTCCAAAGACTCTGACAAGTCTGGAATCTCCACTTTCTTCATTACCTCGTCTGGTTTGCCCGGCACCCCGTACCATCCCCAAGGAATGGGATTAAATGTAGACGGAACAAAACCCTCAATCGTTGAATCGTAATAGTGCATCCCAAAGTTTCTAAGCGTCCGATTCTCAACCAGCTGCGAGAACCACGAATCCAGCACCTTATTCAACGGTCTAACTGAATCCCCTTTGCCGTCGCTCCAAAAGTCCTGTTTCTCCACGTCGCCAGCCCAAGTAACGTATGGGTAATGGTTTCTGAAGAAATGATCCTTGGTTGTACCAATCACTTCTTCCAGCCTCTTTTTCATCAAAATCTTCTGGTCATCCGCTTCAACATACAACCAAATCTGTTCTTCCTCGTTCCCCTCTTTCCTGAAAACAAAATGCAGACTAAGTTCGACTATCACTTCTCCAAGTATAGGATTGTCTACATCCGGTACTCCCATATTAGACATTTTGCGGTTCTTTTCAGTCAACATCCTCTGATTAGCCACATTCTTTATCAATCCCTGATTCGTAGCGTGCCATTCTTTCAGTTCCGCCACTTTCTTCTGGTCATAGTCCTGGTTTTTCTCCAGCGAGGATAACGGCACGAAGATATGTGAGTGAATCAGAAACCGCGAGGAGTGAAGATTGTATGGATCACAATATCTATCCACCAAAATGTCCTGCGGATCAGTTACTGTCATCTTAATTTTGCCGTCTACAACTTGCCACTGATCGAATGTGCGTCCAAACAACCACTCCTGCTTTTTGTCCACAATGTCCTGCAACTCAAAGTTATTGTCTTCCCCAGTAATTCTCCAATACTCATTCTTAAAATACTCTGCTTGTTTGTCGTTGTCCAAATTCTCAAAGTAATTCACCGGCATATCATCCATGCTGGCCAAGTTTGTCTGACAAGCCAACTTCATCATGGGAAGATGCACCGACTGACGCTGGGTCAAGCGATTGATAACCACTTTGTCCCTGTAAAAGCTGTACGTTTCCTCCCAGGGATCATGCCGGCGCTGTTGATAGTTATACCCACCATCTTTGTTAAGCAAAAGTGTCTGGAGTTCCAAGCTCATTGGGTCAATGATTACTTTTTGGTCTGCCATATTTATACATTAAACCACCAAAGTATGCAGACGCAACTAACCCGGTAGGCCTTCGAATAATGGTTTAACACCACCGGGGTCATTGGGTTTCCATAACGTCCGACCAGCACAACTCACAATACCATACCGAACATCATCCATGTGATGATTCCAAATCGGGCTAGGCTCATTCACATTTTTTCCATCCTTGTCCGTTATCCAAAAGTAGTTCCGGTACTCTTTCAGTGTCTCTGTACTCCTCTTGGTGACGTAAATCCGTTGGTCCTGAACATATTGTATCCCCTGCAAAACACTCCCCTTACCCTTAGTTGAAGCTAAGATGTTAATTCCATAGCTCTTTATTTCATCAATACTTTTCGGTTCCGCACTATCTGCGACCACCAACGCTCTCGCCATATTGATATAAATGTCAGCAATCTGTTTGTTACTTAACCCAACTTGATGAATTACCTGGTCCACGATGTACGCCCCGTTCCATCGATAAATAGCATCTGACGCAGTTGGATCATTGCTGTAACCAAAGTCCAACCCGTATCTTTCAAGTCTAGCTTCATGTGGCACTTCATCTATAATCTGCCAATCCCGGTAAATCTTGCCCTCCGCCTCCCCAAGCTGGCCTTCGCCATACACAACCCACCAACGCTTATTATCCCGCCGAGCTTCAATAGCCTGAATAATCTGCGGGTCTAATGCCTCATTATCCCGATAAGTCAAAGTAATAAAATCCACGTCTTGCTTATTTACCACCTCTGTGTACCACCAGAACTCACTCACCGGGTTCCAGTCAAGCCAGACTACTTTCTTTGTCCGAATTTCGAGTTGGGTATAAGTTTCATAAGAAATATTGTTCGCCTCATTGATAAAAAGCACATCCCGCCTGGGACCGCGTACCTTACCCGGCTGGTCGGCGCTGAAAAATTCTATAATAGAACCCGTTTCAAAAGTATAAACACAATCTGTTTTATTCCACCTATCGTCTAAAAAATATCCATGCTCAACCATAATACTCATAAAGTCCCTAATAGCGCCCCGTTTTAAATGCGGAAAAGACTCTGAAACTACACTTATTAACTCACCAGCGCGCGATTGAGCATAATCAATTAAGATGAGAAGAATTGAAACAGTCTTTGAAGCCGAAGTTCCCCCACCAACCCCCCGGATACGCCTACTCAACGCCCTTAATTTCTTGGTTGCTGTCGTTTGTTGGTACATAGGTTTCCAAAATAGACTTTGGCGCGTCCACTGTTTTAACTTCAGCTTTCATCACCGACTTGCCCTCTATCCGATCAAGTATCTCTTTAATCGCAGCAATATCACCAGATAAGGCCATTTCTAATAATTTTTTTATGATATTTTCTGACTGATTACCGTCTTTCTTCAAAATATCGTACATTATCGAAGTTAAAAAACCCTTGGGACGCCCCCCGGGATTGCCAGAAAAACCAGGCTTAAACTTCCCCCGCTCATCCCTGTTACTTAACTGCTGTGTGGATTGCACAACAATAACCCCCTCTTCTGCCATTATTTTCCTTCCATATCTCTATATAACTCATCACACAATTTCACACCGAACACATATCCAATAGCCAAAAACAATATAGCCAAGACAATCATTTTTTCTCCTTCTTCTGCTTTGCCAACTCCACATCCTCTTTTTTAATCTCCTCCGGCGTCAGCACCGCCCTAACAATCAAACGATTAGACTCACCCCGCACCTTTTCAATTATAATAATCTCCGGCACAAATCCAAAGTTCTTTAAAAGATGAATAGGCATAAAGTTCCGCCCCGGTCTATCCTTCAACTTAAACGGCGCACTGCTCCTGACTCTCAATCCCTTGTCCTTAACTTCTTCACTCATACTGTCCTCAATCCTACATAAAAAGCCTTATTAGATAACGATGACGAACAATAAGGGCATATCGTCATCGTAGCTTTCCTCAAATAACCCTTCTGCAACAAACCAGTCAAAGCATTCAACGTCGTCGGTTGTCCTACTTCTGCAATTATCATATATTCAACTATTTCTTTTTGGGGGATGGGAGTCTTTTTCTCCCTCGCCCAAGAATTCACAAAAGTCATTATATCAGTTTGTAGTTTCGTTATCTCACTAAGACTAGAATAAACAGCTTGGGGCATTTTCATACCAACTTTAGCCATTATACACCCTCTGTAAGCCCCGTAAACGGCGGTTCCA